CTTCTTATCAAATCCCATCTTATCGAACAACTCTTCTTTATCTTTCTTATCCATTAACGATGCCAACAATCGGACCTCGTCCATTTTCATTGCAGGATACAATTCGCACAAAAGTTTTTCAATTTTAACTGCTTTTGTTTTTTTACCTGCTGCAAGATAAGGATGATATGCCGACATACCAACACCGACTGCCGCAAATAATTTCCACAATAGAGCCTTATGATTCTTACTCAATGTCCAGTGATTTTTGTTAACCAGTTCATTGGTCATTTCAAGGAAATGTTCTTGAACGTCTCGGTCACCTTGGCAACTTGCAGTATATCGCAATAAAATAAATGGAGCGAATGATTTCTTTTCTTCAGCAGTTAAGTTATCATAAAAATCATATTCTTTATGATCAACTGCCTTTAGTTCACGTTTAATATCGAGCATGTTACCAATCTAAAGTATTTGAAGAACCTGGTTTGTCCGAGCCTTCTTTACTAATGTAATATAATATTTTAACACGATCCAATGCCTTTTGTAAAGTGGGATTTGTCCGGGCGGCACGATGAATCTCACCCCATAGCTTCGAATCCATGATGTGTTCGTGCAAAGGTCTGCCGTCGGCAGTGCGGGGGTCTATTTTATTTTCATAATGATATCCCACAACTGACCTTTCAGTCTCGCCTTCTCGACGAGCATATATAGTATCGTCTACACGTTCGTATATCAGTTTAACATTTGGAGTAAGTGATCCCATATTACCAACATTTTGTGTAGTCTACCAACTCACATTGTCTGCTAACTTCTTTTACAAAATATGCACATAACGGATTGTCTCCGGCATGTAATGGTGTGCATAATAATTGGCCTGGCTTCATTTTAGGAAAATACCATTTAACATCTTGATAGACATTTACAATATCAATCTCATGAAATTCTGGTCTAAAGCTCCCTAACGGATTAAAGCAATATGCTTTGAAGCCTCTGTCATTTAAGCTAGTAATAGGAAGTATTTCCATATCAGGACCTTCGGGATCTCCAACAATACAACACCAGTCTAACGGCATTGTAATTTCATGATCGCCTATTCTTAATACTACGGCTGGGCCTGTGAAACTTTCTAAAAATATAAGTGGAATATAAAAATAATCTGGATTATTATTATCACTATTATCTAAAACAGCGAATCTAATGTCCTCTTCAATCTCATCTGGAAGATCGTTGAGGAACATTGTTTTATTGTCTAACGTTAAAATTTGCATTATTGATATTTTACCTTTTGAATCTCGAACGGATACTTTGCGTCCTTGTAGAATTTCTTACGCTCTGTAAGATGTCGCTTTGCATACTTGGTTGCTCCGGTAATGTCCCAGATTTGTACAAAGTCTTTATCGTCAGCTTTTCTAATGCCGCGGCCGATACTTTGTATAACTCTAACAAAGCTCTTTCCGGGTTCCAAAAGAACCAGATTAAAAATACGAGGAATATTAATACCCACAGCGGCCACACCGTAAGTCGCCACAATAATCTTATTAGTACTAGTTTTAATTTCGTCATATTCTTCTTTCCTATCTTTTGTTTTAACTTTGCCAGAGATAAACACACTGTCGGGTAAATTTTCCACAAGGAATTCACCTGACTCGATTCTGTCTACTAACACTAGTGTATTACCAGACTCGGCTATGCCGTCAACCAAATTGGCAATATATTTCATACGCTTTTCATCTGTAACCAAATATTTTAATTCTTCGGGATATCCACTAAATTCTTTCCATTCGGCAGTTTGAATGACCTGCACATGACACGATGACAACACTCCTGCTTCCTGCAATTCGTGTGCCTTTACCTGATGAACAACTTCTCCTAGACTTGCACGAATGCTTTGAAATTCATGATCTGCTTTTGGCACCGTACCAGTTAATCCCCAGCGAATAGGTGCCTTGGCAAGATTTTTTGTTAACAAGTTTTTTAATACATCGGCTTTGGCCATATGTACTTCGTCAACCATGACACATTGTACATTATCTAACAATTCTGCAAGACGTAGAACTTTCTCCTCACCGTCAAATTCTTTGGAACCTTTGTCTAAAATGTTCAAACTTTGCCAGGTACAAATAGTATGTGTTTTATCAAGATTCTTCCTGTCACCGTAGTAG